GATTCGCCATTCTTGCTTAAACTTGATATGATAGGATTTGATGAAAGTGCAAAAATTAAGAAAACAATTAAACCTAAATACTTTATTTTAAAATTAAAAAAAGTTACCTTTACAGTTGATGAAACAGGAAGCAAGTATGCAGTTGAAGCATATCCTTATAACCATCAAGGCTTTTCAGATACAGTGGATACAGCATTCACTGACATTAACATAAGCGTAACAACAGATACAGGGTCTGACGCAGATTCTAATGCAGATGAAAAAGGCACAGTGAGAGATTTATTAGCAACTGGTAAAAATAGTTTGGTCGCTTTACTAAACAAAAATGAAGAACTTAATGTCAAACAGGGAAGATATGATATAAAAGATCGATATGAAATACATTTTCCTGAAAAGTCCAATCAACGATTTACAAAAAACGATCAGTTCAGTAATGATGCAAATGCAAGTGCAAGTTTCAGTCCTGCAGGATCTGGACAAAAAACTGTAGGCGGAACAGATGTAGATTCTACTACAAGTAAAGACATTGGTAATAATCCTATTTCTAAATCTAAATTTGGATTTGATGTTAGAAAGGGAGGTAACTTTCCTTTCAAAACTGACAAAGATGTAGTTGACGAAGAAACAGGCCGTGTCAAAAGAGGCATCATGCAAATAGACGAATCTGCAAGATCATTTCATTTTACACAGAAACAAAAATTAACAGATATCATAACACAAGTTATTCTAAGTTCGACTTGGGCTAAAGAAACAACACAAAAGGCTACAAAAGCAGACGGTATGGTAGATTGGTTCAAGATTGATACACAAATAGAATTCCTAGATTATGATGCATCTATTGGAGATTTTGCAAAAAAATATGTTTATAGAGTTGTGCCTTTTAAAGTTCATTCTAGTATTTTTAGCAATCCGAATGCAATACCCGTTGGATATGACACTTTAGAAAAACAAATTCAAAAAAAATATGAATATATCTATTCAGGACAGAATACAGAAATTTTAAGTTTTGATATAGAAATAAATTATCTATTTTACAGCGGAGCAAATCCACAATCAGAAACAAAAACCAAAGACGAACAAAATAGAGATAATAAAGGTCCTGGCGAAAACAAACCTTTAGAAACAAAACAAAGTAAAGGTAATGAACCTAAAGCGCAGGCTGCTAACCTAGGTAAAAGTAAAGTTAAGAAAAATCCAGATCTATTTAATACACTAAGAGGCGGTTCAGGTGACATAGGTGTAGAACAAAAAATTGCTGAAAGTTTTCATGATGCTTTTATCAATGTTACAAGTTCAGATTTAGTAAGGATTAGTTTTACAATCATGGGCGATACCTATTACTTGGTTGATAGTGGTCTAAGTAATTATTTTGCCGCACAAGGTTCATCTACACAAATTACAGAAGACGGCACAATGAATTACGAAAGTAACGATGTTTACATATACTTGACATTTAGAACTCCTGCAGATATTAATGAAAAAACTGGAGGATTTGAATTTGATGAAGGAGTAAGTCCTTTCAGCGGAATTTACAGAGTAATTAAAGTTATTAGTAAATTTGAAGGCGGAACATTTAAACAGGATCTTGAATGTGTAAGAATGCAGGCACAGCCAACAGACTTTGATGGAGAAAAATTATCTACAGATAAAAAAGGTTCAACTGTTGAAGTGCTTGGCGAAAGCAAAGAAATTACAAATAGTAGTGAAGAGCAAGGCATTTATGACGATATTGGAGCAGACATTTAATGGCAATACAAAGAAGAAAACCTGCCGGTGAAACACGCGGTGTAAATTTAGGATCAGGAGTTTACCTTGCAAAAGTTGTGAGTGTAATGGATCCTTCATTTAACGGTCGACTGCGTGTGACTTTATTAAAATCACAAGGTAATGACATAGGCGCTGACAACCAAACTTACACCGTTAATTACGCATCGCCTTTCTTTGGATATACTCCTTTTCCGGCAATGGGCAAAAACAACGAAGACTTTAACGATACACAAAAATCATATGGAATGTGGTTTGTTCCACCTGATGTAGGTGTCACTGTTATGTGTGTATTTGTTGACGGCAATCCAGGAGAAGGTTATTGGTTTGCTTGCCTACCACCAAACTTTGCCAACAACATGGTTCCGGCAATAGCAGGTTCTACCGAAGTAGCGTTAACTGATGCAGATAAGAAAAAGTTTGATACTAAACAGCCACTTCCAGTAGGAGAAATTAATAAAAGATTTAATCAAGAAGCAGCAGAAAAAGATCCAGATAAAATTAAAAAACCTGTTCATCCTATAGCAGATAGATTTCTTGAACAAGGAACACTCGAAGATGATGTTAGAGGCGTAACAACAACTTCGGCAAGAAGACAAACACCAAATGCTGCCTTTGGTATTTCTACTCCAGGTCCGTTAGATTGGAGAGACGGAAGCAAAAGAATGACCACAGGACCTACCGACAATCAATCACTTACTCCTGTTGCAGTAAGTAGGCTAGGCGGCACACAATTTGTCATGGACGACGGTGACGATAGATATGTTAGGCAGACCACAGCAGACAAAGGACCTGTCAAATATATTGATGTGATTGAGAAAAGATTTGCTGATGCAGAAAATGCACCAACTAATGAAAAAGGCGAGCCAACTGTACCTTACAATGAATATGCTAGAATAAGAACAAGAACCGGACACCAACTTCTTTTACATAATTCAGAAGATTTAATTTACATAGGAAACAGTAAAGGCACAGCATGGGTAGAATTAACTTCTAATGGTAAAATAGATATCTATGCAGCAGACAGTATAAGTGTACACACAGAAAACGATTTGAATATAAAAGCAGACAGAGACGTTAATATTGAAGCAGGAAGAAATATAAACATGAAAGCCACTGCCGAATATGTTTCTGACAAAGAATTGCATAGAAGGGACGAAGAAGGAAATCCTATACCTAAAATACAAGATGGTAACGAATACGAAGCAGGTAGAATTCAAATAGAAAGTGCATTCAATACTAACATATTGATAGGTGCAAATGGTAAGATAGAAACTAGAACTTATAAAAATAAAGATGATGTAGATGTAAATGGCTCACTAGATATTAGTGTAGTAGGATCGACTAAAATTTCTACAGGTTACGGAGTAGTTGCACCTCATGATTTTGAACTTAAAGTATTTGGTGATACACTTGTTAAAACAACTGGTAACTTAGATTTAAATACAGATGGAAATAATGCTTACACAGCAGGCGGAACTACTGATATTTTAAGTGGCGGCAACCATACTGAGACAGCAGCAGAAATTCATATGAACGGACCAGAGGCTAGACAAGCAGAAGAGGCTAGACAAGCAGCAACTATTGCAGCATTACATCTTCATACAACTTTGTTTACAAATCCAGATGTTGGATGGCCTAAATTGAAGTATAATGATGGAACTATTAAAACAATTATGAAACGTGTACCAATGCATGAACCTTGGCCGTTACATGAAAATAATTCACCTGCGTTACAAAATGTAACATTTACAGACAGGGAACTTGAGGAGTAGTATATGAAAAAGATATACAATCAAAAATCGGTAGCAGTCAACCAGGCCAGTGTTGGTAGTCAGGGAGCAAATACTTTTACATATAGAGGTTTTTCTTCAAAAAACAAAAAAAGTGGATTCAAATTGTATGATATTGATTTGGTAAAACAAGATATTATCAATCATTTCTATATAAGGAAAGGTGAGAAACTAGAAAATCCTACTTTTGGCACAATAATATGGGATATGTTGTTTGAACAGTTTACTGAAGAAGTCAAAACCCTAATTGCTAATGACGTTGAAACTATCATAAACTATGATCCTAGAGTGGTAGTACAGAGTGTCACTGTAGATAGCACAGAGCAGGGCATAAGGATTGAAGCAGATGTAGTATATGTTCCCTTTAATGTTACTGAAAGAATGCGGTTTAATTTCGACAGAAACAACTCGGTTATAAACTAAGCAGTTAATTACAAGGGCTAAATATTACGATAGGATAATACTTTAATGAGCACAACGTCAAGACAAAACAATTTAATACTTAATCAAGACTGGACACGCATCTATCAAACGTTTAGAAATGCGGATTTCAAGTCCTATGATTTTGAAAATATACGCCGAGTTATTATCTCGTATCTACGTGAAAATTATCCAGAAGATTTCAATGATTATATTGAAAGTTCTGAATATATGGCTCTAGTTGATGCTGTTGCATTTCTAGGTCAAAGTATTAGTTTCAGACTAGATCTAGCAAGTAGAGAGAATTTTCTAGAACTAGCAGAACGTAAAGAAAGTGTGCTTAGAATAGCAAGAATGCTTTCTTACAATGCTAAAAGAAATATTGGTGCAACTGGACTTTTAAAATTTAATTCTATAAGCACATCAGAAAATATTATAGATAGTAATGGTAGGAATTTAGCACAGCAGACTGTAAAATGGAATGATCCTACAAATACAAACTGGGCGGAACAATTTATTTTAGTTCTTAATGCTGCTATGGCAGACAACACAGAATTTGGAAGAAGCCAAGGTGCCGCCAACATACAAGGAATACCTACTGAGCAATATAGATTTAGAACTACATCTAATGACGTGCCTTTATTCAATTTTACTAAAAGTGTTGCTGGCAGAAATATGGCTTTTGAAATAGTAAGCACAACTTTTAAAGATCAAGAAATTGTATACGAAGAAGCACCTACACCTGGAAACCAATTAGGATTTTTGTATAGACAAGACGGCAAAGGTAGTGCAAGTGCAAACACAGGATTCTTCTTACAGTTTAAGCAAGGTAGTTTAGAGTTTGCAGACTTTAGTATAGATACACCTACTACAAATGAAACCATTGCAATTGAAACAGATAACATTAACAATGATGATTTGTGGTTGTTTGGCTTAAACAGTTTAGGCGGTCAGGAACAAGAGTGGACTAAGGTTAATAATCTAACAGGAAATAATATTGCTTATAATAGTATTGTTGGTAACATAAAAAATATATTTTCAGTTTCAACACAACCTAATGATAAAGTCAATCTAGTATTTGCTGATGGCACATATGGAAATTTACCACAAGGATCATTTAGAACATATTACAGAGTAAGTAACGGACTTGAATATTCTATTGCCCCTAATGATATGAAAGGAATATCAATAGATATTAACTATGTAAATAAGTCTGGCATAGCACATACATTAACAGTAAATTTAGGATTACAATATACAGTAAACAACGCAGCAGCAACTGAAAGCACAGATACAATACGACAAAATGCTCCTGCACTTTATTATACACAAAACAGAATGGTAACAGGAGAAGATTATAATCTTGCTCCATTAGCCAGTTCTCAGAATATTTTAAAAATAAAAGCAGTCAATAGAACTTCAAGCGGTATTAGTAGAAACTACGACATAGTAGACGCTAGTGGAAAGTATAGTGCTGTAAATGTTTTTGCAGACGATGGGTACATCTATAAACAAGAATCAGAAAGAAGTTTATTTTTAAAATTCACAAGTAAGACTGAAATAATTAATTTCTTAAGAAACAATATTGAAGGTGCATTTACTGACAAAGACTTATACAATTTTTATATTACAAAATATGAAAGGGTTGCGTTTAGTGAACAAACAACAGTTTGGACCAGTATAACAAATGATTTAAACAGTGGTACAGGTTATTTTACAAACACTATTGACAATAGTTTACTTAAAGTAGGAACCTATTCAACAAGCAGTTTAAAATTCTTAACAGTTGGTTCAGCAATTAAATTTACTGCACCAGACGGTTATCATTTTATGACAAACCAAAACAATAAGTTAATGATGGGAGAACCAGATCATACAGGAAGCTCAAAATATGTATGGGCTAAAGTACAATCAATTGTAGGTGATGGAACAAATGCTGATAGAGGAGCATTAGCAAACGGTCTAGGACCTATAACATTTAATGAGAATATTCCAGAAGGAGCAATAGCAACTGCCATTGTGCCTAAATTTGTAAATGATTTAGATGTAGCATTAGAGACAGAAATTACAAATCTAATGTTTGCTAATTTAAATTTTGGTTTACGATACGATACTGCTGATACTTCATGGAAGATTATACAAAATCAAAATTTAGATTTGGTAAACAACTTCAGTTTAGGTAAAGCAGGCGATACAACAAGTGAAAATTTAGATGCATCTTGGTTGTTTGCATTTGTTAAAGATAACGATCAATACGTAATAAGAATTAGAACACTCAATTACATATTCGGTAGTGTTCAACAAAATAGATTTTATTTTGACAAAAATGAAATTGCATACAATAATTTGACAGGTAGAATTGCAAAAGATACAGTTAATGTTTTAGGAATTAACAGTCAGACTAATAGTTCTACAGCGTTAGGTAGAGATTACAAGTTTGAAATTACTGATACTATAGAATTTGATGATGGATACGAAAGTGCTAAAGAAATTAAACTAAGTTTTAGTGATACTGACAACGACGGTGTTGTTGATGATCCAGATTCATTTATACAGGTGGCAGGCGCAGATGTAGAAGCAAATTACTTGTTTTTTGTGAAAACAATAGATGAGTATGGAACTAATATTCTTAATCTTTTTGATAATACAAACGATGCAATTATTATTAGAAATAAAGAATCAG